CACTGCGTCAACTTCGTCTTGTGTAAGTTTTCCATCATCCAAGTAAGCAGCAGCGAGCGAAGTAATCACTTTAGAAACTGCTAACGCCCCGGCAATAATTGCAGAATTTAGAGGAGCGATTCCAACGAAAGAACCAGCACCAATTGCAGGTAATGCTGTCATCAAAAATAGTGCAAACGAACGAGTGACAACATCTAAACTAACTTTGTATGTCATTTTTTTCCTACTTTATTTTTTAGGTTTGGCTTTAACCTCAGTTGTAGCCTTTTTTGGTTTATTGGTTTTTGGAGTCGCAACTCCTGCTTTGTAAACAACTGCTGGGTCTTCAATGAAAGGACATGCAACATCATTACCGTAACGGAATGGTGCAATGCGAGTTTCAAGGTGAAGATGTGGACCTGTTGAATTTCCTGTATTACCTGAAAGCGCAATTGTTTGACCCACTGTAACTGCTTGTCTGGCTTTAACTTTTGCTTCTTGTAAATGGCAGTAAAGAATATGATAAGTAACTCCATCTTTAACACATTTAAGTTTCACAACATTTCCATAAGATTTATCAACCATGACGGCTTCAACAATGCCATCGGCAACTGCCAACATGGGTGTTCCAACTGGCATACCATAATCTATGCCTGTGTGACGACCTGCTTTGTATCTTGTGTTTGGTTTACCCCAAGGTTGGGTAACTCTAGGTTTTTCTACTGGGTTAGGCATTATTCCTCCATTGAGCGAACTTTGCCGAATTCTCCATCATTAGGGTTTAATGCGCGAAGAATCACTGGAAGAACTGAGGCTAATCCAGCGTTGATATAAAGTTTTGCGTTATCAAGGTTGATTGAAGCAATGTCTGCACCGTCAGCCAAAAATAAGGCTAAAGATGTTGCAAGGAAAACGCGAAGATACTCTTGTACCATTGATTTAGTTTTTGAACTCATCATATTATTCTACCTCATCATTACTTTCTAAAAGTAATTTTAGTTCATCTACTGTTAAACCAATCCTTGATAAATTTAATAAAGCAACATCTTTAGGGGTTGGTTTTGGTGTTCCATCTAAACCTTTTCCATTAGGAACATTAAAACCGTATTCTGGGTCTAAACTTTTTATTGCTAATTTTGCCCAAGTTTCTGCTTCTTCATACGAATCAAATTTGTCAGTATTTGGGTAATCGGGTTGATACCAAAAAGGTTCAGGGTTGATGTCGTCATAAATATTTACTGCAAATGTATTCTCATCGATTGTATAGTGCATTAGTTTCCTTTTCTCATTAGAATTTACCACCAGATATTCTATACCAAGTACCTGAAACTGGTAAAGTTCTTGTATTCCAAGTTATACCATCATCAGTTTGTAAAGCATTGGCGTGACCAGCACCAACAAAAACATAAGTATTTCCATTGAACGCACCCCAATCGTAAGCACTTCCATCTGAGGTAACTCTTGCAGTCCAACTTATACCATCAGGTGAGGTTGAAGCCTCAGTTCCAGAGTTAACGCAAATGAAACCAGCAGTTCCATAAGCAATGGTTCGTGCTGGTTTAGCATTTGTTCGACTTGTCCAAGTTACACCAGTAGGTGAGGTTAGTGTTCTAGTTGCACCATTTTCGGGAGCACAAAAAACACCATTTCCAAAAGCAAGACCAGTTGTAGTAAAAGTTGCTAAAGGGTGGTTGCGTTGAGTCCAAGTTACACCAGTAGGAGAAGTTACTGCAAACTGATTTGCGTACACTAAGGTAGCAAAAACTCCAGCACCATAAGCAAGACCATAGTAAAATCTTGTTGAAGCACCAGAAGCAGGTAAAGTTCTATCAGTCCAAGTGATACCATCAGTTGATGATGCTGCTGTTGAACCATTAGGAAAAGCACCATCCACAGCAGCCCAATTACCGTCTCCATAAGCAACATTTACCCAATTTCGTGAAGAAGACATTGTGCGTTGAGTCCAATTAACACCATCGGGAGATGTTGCTGCAATATCACTTGTATCTGCAACTGCTACATATTGGTTTCCACCGTAACCAATACCGTACCAATTAGAAGTAGTGGGCATAGTTCTCAATGTCCAACTTATTCCATCTTTTGAGGATGCTGCTTGATTGCTTCCATAATTTAATGCAACAAATAAATTATCAGCAGTTACTTTTATAACACTTCTTTGACCAAAGGCTCTTGAAGAAGAACCAGAAAAAGTGCTCATAATTGGCATAAATTAAACCCTATGCTTTGAATTGTGTTTGTGAACCAAAAACTACATAAGTGGGGGTTGTCGCTGTTTTGAAAACAGTAATCGTGTAAGCATCGGTAGAAGAAGCGTTACCTGCTGTCGGTGCTGCGCCACCTTGCCAAAGAGTTGTTACAACTGTGCCATCAATTTGAACTGCTGTGCCAGCATAGGCTGTTGTGCCATTAGTTGCCATATAGGTGTGTGTTATTGCATCATTCACATTAAGAATTGAACTCAATGTCGTTGTGCCATTTGCACGAAGATTGAGAATAAAATTACCTGTGGCAGTACCAGTCGAATAAGTGATACCAGAAAGACCAGCATCAACTGTTACAGTTCCACCTGCTGCTGTGCCTGTGGAAACAAAGTTCTCTTCAGGGGCATCAAGAATTAGATTGAATGCTGTACCACCATTAAAAGTAGCAGTGTTAATGACAGCATTATCTAAAGATGGAACAAAGTTTTCAAAGGAAGCACCATTGTAAAAGGTTAAAGTATTAGTGTCAGACAAATAAGCGAACATGCCCTCCGTTGGGGAAGGGATAGCACTATCACGAGCAGTGTCGTTTGCGAAGACCATTATTGTTTGGTCTTGCAAGAAGCCTTGGACCTGAGCAGCCGTAAGGACATCCCCTGCAACGAAAACTTTTCTACCTAAACCAGCCACTTATCAAACCTTCCTAATCAACGCTTCCCATTATAGGGGTAAAATTACTTGATTAAAGCGTTTATCTCAGCATCAGTTAAACCAAGTGCTTTCAGTTTGGCTTTACCTGATTCTTTTTTCGCTTCGGCTTCTGCTCTTGCAACATCTTCTAACGCTTTTTGTTCAGCGTAGGCTTCAGCGTCTGCCTGCATTTGTGCCACTTCGGCATCTGTTAGTTCTATTGTCTCGGTGATGCCTGTTGAGCAATCGACTACGAGTTTTGTTGGGTTTGCCATTATTGTTTTCCTTTTCTTTTATCTGTTTTTAATGCCGTAAAGAGTTGCTGTGGTGTATTGCATCAAATTAGAACCTGAATTAGCAGATAAATCAATCTGTGTTATTGCATTTGTTCCATCCCATTTAGAAGCAACAAGTTGTACACCATAAGCAGTTCCATCATTATTTTCAGCAACAGAATCACTTGAAGTGAATTTTTGATTACCTAAAGTGTAGTTAGGAATATAAACTTCAATAGAACCAAATACATTAGCCGTAGTTGAATTTGACGAAAAAGCACCTTGTTGAGTTGTCACAGTATCAGAACTACCAGAAGCACCTTCACCTGCTAATCTTCTTGCAACATAAGTCGTGGCTGTTGAATTAAATTTGACTACTAAAGAATCGTAGGCTGATGCTGTTCTTGCACTTCTACCAGAAAAAATAATCTTCAAATCTGTATAAGTTTGTGGAATTGAAGTAAAAGAAAGACTAGCAACGGCTGAAACAGCAGTAACAGTTTGAATTTTAACAAAAGTAGTAGCCATTATGCTGCCTTAATCCCATAAAGAGTAAAAGTTGAGCCAGAAACCCAACTACCACCACGATTAAATAAATCAATAGAAGTTATTGCAGCAGTATTGCGCCACAAACCAGCAATTAAAGAAACTAAAGCCGAAGCATTATTAAATCTTGTTAAATTACTTTTATGCGTTGTTGCGTTTGAATAATTTTGAATATGAATAATAATTGTTCCAATATCGTTAGCACCAACATTTGCTATTGCTCCAATATCTATACCAACAACATTTGTATTTCTAACAGACGATGCTGCTGAACCATTACCTCTCACAGTTGTGTCAGAATAATTGCTACCTGTATCCGAGTTATATCTTAAATAAGCATCATTAGCATTAGTCCCTTTAATAGCACAAACAATAATTAAATCTGTGTATGTTGATGGAAAAGAACTAAAAGTTATTGTTGCACTCGACCCTGTTGCTGTTGTGGTTGCTATTGGTTCGTATGTTCTTGGCATTTACGCTTTCACCCCATATAAAGCAAACTTAGAATTAACAGAAAAATTAGCAGAATTATCAACAAAAAAAGTCACAGAAGTAATTGCATTAGTTGAACGATAATTACCTGAAGTCAAACCAACGCGACCACCAAAACCAGAAACAGTACCATTAACATCAAAACCACTCAACGCACGAGTGGTCGTAAACTTATTTGTGTTTGCGTAATCAAGAATATCTAAAATTAGTGTTCCAAAACCAAGAGATGAGGGACTTGCTGTTGTTGTAAAATTATCAAAACCGGAAATCGCAGTTGTTGGTTCAGAACTAGAAGTTACTGAAGCACCATCACCAAAAAGAGAGTGTGATGAATAATTAGAACCAGTATCGGAATTCAAACGCCAAAACACTTTATCCAAAGGAAAAGTTATTCTTGCTGTTTGTAAAGAAGCACGAATTTGCAAATGAGTATAGGTTGCTGGTATTCCGGTAAATTCAACTGTTGGTGTTGCTGTTCCAACTGTAACTGTTGAAATAGATTCGAAGTCCCCAACTACAACCCCTGCACTTGCACCAAAGGCGCGTGCTGAAGCACCAGCAAAAGTTCCAAGAAAAGCCATATTGATGACCCTTTATTTGAACTGGGTTTGAGAAGCCAAAACAGTAAAAGTTGTTCCAGCAGTTTTAATTGCCGTGAATGAATAAGAATCAATACCAGAAGCATTACCAGCAGAAAACGCTGCACCACCCTGAAACTTAGGTGTAACTGTTCCACCATCCACAAAAAAAGCGTTAGGATAATACGCTGTTGTTCCTTGGGTTGCTAAAAACACATGAGTAATAGATTGATTAGTTGAAAGCATTGAATCTAAAGTTGTTGAAGCATCACCTCTAAGATTTACAGCCCAATTACCTGAAGCATTAGAAGTAAAAAAGGTTGCTGAAGTTGTCTTCATATCTAAAGCAACTGTCCCACTTGCTGCTGTTGCAGAAACTGTAAAGTTTTCTTCAGGTGAAACAAAAATAAGATTGTTAAGGGTTGAAGTCCATGCAGAAGTACCTGCTGAACTGATGTTTAAGACTTGGTTTGCTGTTGCTGAAGTAGCAGGTGAATTTCCGACCCCTAGTTTGGCTTCAAGTGCCTCGATAGCATCGTTTGCATCGGAATGTTGAAGTGAATGGGATGGGGAATCAAGGGTGTTACCCGAATTAGGGTTAGTGAAAGTATCTAAACTTGTGGGAAAATTTGTTGCCATCTTATCCTAACCTATTTCCTTCTTCAACTTCTCCATCATACTCTATATTAGCATCGTAACTAATACCTGTTGGTGGAATCGTTCCATTAAACGGAATATTGGCATCGTAACTTGTTCCATCATCGTTGTAGGTTTCTTCTGATGCACCCCCATATTTATCTTGAGTTCCACCCAGCGTTCCGAAAATTGGGTCATCTAGAACGAATGGGGCATAATCGAGGGTACGGAATCTGAACTCCATCTTATGCCTCTTGGAATCAATGGAATGTTTAATACCAATGATTTGGGCATACCTATCAATGACAGCACCAATGTTGTTTGGTTGGAATTTGATTCTTGCCACATTCGTCAACTCAGAACCCAAAAGTTGTGTTTGCTGGAGGGCAGGTAAATCGGTTATGTCGACAAGGATTCTTTCAAACCGATACTCAGGCTCATCATACCTATTCAATAAAGTGACAACAGCAATCGCTGCCTCAGTAACATCTGCTAAAAACTTATCTCTACTTAAAGTAATAATCCCATACGCTGCTTGAGATGTTAAAGAATCCCCAGTAACAATGAAATCTTCAATATTTGTTATTTCAACTCTGTTATACAAAAGTTCTGAACCATACACAACCTCAATCTCAGTAAAAGGAACACCATCACCCTCAGAAGAAAAAGTGATAAGAGTCAAGGTTGATGGACCTGTTAAACCATCCTGTAAAACAGCATCACCATTAGAACCAATAAAAAAGTTACCATCCTCAGTGTAAGCAATATTTTGCAAATACTCCAAAGCATTCGTTCCAGTAGAAACAGTTCCAGCCAACAAAGGCACATGCCCAGCACTAATATCTCTTTCAGATGCTTCCCAAGCAACCTCTGGAAGATTCAGGATTCTTTCCATACGAGCACCGGGTAATTCAACTGGTACAGCCAACTCGTCAATAAACTGTTGAGCCAACAAAGTAAATCCGTCAATACCATTAGCAATAGAAAGATTATTACCAGCCAAATCGTACTGAAGATTCCAGTCATCAACATAACCCAAATAAACAGCAGAACCATTCGCTGTTATACGAATCTGGCGAAAAGGAATAAGTTGTTCAGAAAAAGGACTAGCAGGATTTAATGGGTCGAAAAGTCTTGTGTCATTATTTAATGCAATAGATGCAACACCTGCTGTTGCCCTATCCAACTCACGAGAAATACCACGAGAAACAGAAGCCCCAGCAACATACTCTGTTACATCAAAAAATAGCAAACCACCAAGAGGGAACTCAGTGTTATCTAAAACACCTGAAACTGGGTCATCAAGGGTGAAAAACGGAATAAGGTCAGCAGTTTCATCAACTTCTAACTCAACCTTTAATGTTGGTTTTGCCATCTTGGTTAAGCCTTAGCAAATACTGGACCAGATGAGCGTTCAAACTTCTTTATAGCCTCAACAATTTGTTTACCAACTTCTTGACCACTTGTACCAATACCAGCATTAACTGTTATGTTGTAAACAGCACCACCCATTCCACCTGCTTTGTTTAATGGGATAACTGCCTCTGGACCTTTTTCCCCAATCATGGCGAGCGTAGGTCGGTTAACTATTCCACCCTGAGCAAGTTTAGGAATACCAGTGGCTCTCGGACCAATTGGTGTCAAATATTGTTGAACTGCTTTAGCAGCAGAAGTAGATACTGAAATGCTACTGCCACTACCCATAATATTTTTAGAAGTTACTCCCGGGAATAATGGATTGATTGGTCTAGCAGCAATGGCTTCTTGAATTTGTTTATTCGATAAAGTTAAACTCTTAGGGTCAAATGTTGAAACAACTTTTTTATTATCGGCTTTAATTAAATCTCCTCCTGAGCCACCTTTTCCACCACCACTGCTTGTGTCAGAAAGAAGTTGTTCTGTTCGGGCTTTCTCTGCAAGAAGGTTTGCCAATCTTGAAAGCATTCCTTCAATTTCTGCTTCACGATTTCTCATTTGTTCAAGGATGCCGTTAACTAAAGCGTTGGCTTGGTCAACACCTGCTTGATAAAATCTTTGAGCACCAAAATAACCAACAGCATCGGCAACTAATTCAACATCTGCAACAAGTTTATTAACCTGATTAACAACAGTTTGACCACCTGCAATGATTTGGTCAGCAATAATTGTTCCAGCCTCAAAACCTGCATCAACTACTTTAGTGATAGCAGACTCAGACAAACCCATTTCAATAAGTTTTTTAACTTGGTCGCTAAACTTTGTGGCTTCATCTGCTTGTTTAATCAAACCAGCAAGGAAATCTCCTTCTTCAACTGCTTTTTCAAAACGAATAATGCCTTTTATAGACCCAGAAATAGTATTTCTAAAGTCATTAAACTTTTGGCGAGCATCTTCAAGTTGCGAACGCGCCCCAGATAATGCTTCTGAAAAATCTTCACGAAGTTTAGATGTAAAATCTTGAAATGAACTCAACAAATCATCAGCAGACATATTGGCGTTCATCATAGCCATATCCATTTTTACAAAAGCGTCACTAACTTTTTGTGTGATATTTCGTGTATCTGTTTGTTCGAAAACAAAATCTTTGAAAGTTTGAACTGCTTGTTGAGCGTTCTTGTTTAATTCTTTGATTCGGTTGGCTAACTCATCAGCCTTCTTCTTAGCCTCATTAGCAGCATCCCCAACATCGGTTAAACCTTCGGCTAAGGTCTGTCCACCATTAAAACCATCATCAAATGATTCAGTTGTTGCATTCATTGATGCTTCTAAATCAGCCATCATCTTGTCAAGTTTTGATGTTTCTGCTGTTAAATTCTCTGTTCCTTCTGTTGCTTTTCCACTTTTATCAAAAAATTGCATTAACTTTTCAGCAGCAAAACCTAAACCAACAATCAAAGCACCAATACCTGTACTTACTAGGGCAAGCCTAAAAAGTTTAAGAGAAAAAGTTAATTTACCAACCCCTGACGCAGCCAATCCAGCAGATGCAGCCAAACCTTTGAAACCTAATGCAGTAGCAAAACTTTGAATCCTCGTAGCAGTAAACCAAGTTATTAACTTTGCAAAAGACCCACCTAAAACAACTTTATTAACAAAAGCAACAACACCTGCTGCTATCGCATAAACTTTCATTGTTGCCATTAAAACTAAAAGACCCTTACCAACAAGAATAATCACTCGACCAATGGTTTCATTTGCTTGAATAAAATTCAAAGCACTTGGAATAAATTTTTGTAATCCTTCAGCAAAACCTCTAACTAAAGGAATAACTATTTGTAGGACTTTGATTAAAAAGTTAGCGATAGTTTGACCTAATTGTAAAACAATAGGAATTAAAGGCTTAAACGCTGCAAGTAATTTAATAACTTCGGCTCTCAACTCAGGGCTTGTAGCAATAAGTGCTAAAAATCCAGCCATAATAGGATTCAATGCCCCAGCAAATGCTTGAAAACCGGGGATACTAGCAAGGATAGATTTACCTGCAAAAGTTGAAAGAGCCACACCAACAGCACTAATTACTGGAAGAAATTGATAAAATGTTTTTAACGCATTTTTAACAGCATCGTCACTTAAATTCATATTTTTGAAAAAATCTTCTAGTTTTCTTACAAAATTAGTAAAAGGACTAACAATTGCATTCAAGATAAAACCTAAACCTTTTAATGCCCTTTTGAAAGTCTCATTACTATCAAAAGCACTCCTAAACGCTGACATCATGTCATAAGTTGCTTTAATCAGAGGACCAAATCCTTGAAGAAGTGCCGTGCCTATTGAAACCTGTAAATCGTTATATAAACGAGGCATAGAACGCAAAACCTTGCCCGGGGCTGCCATCGCTGCTAAATATGTTCCTTGAACTCTTTCACCTTCTTTAACAACACCATTCAAAACTGCTGTTTGTTTTTCTTGAGCAGTCAAGGCTGTTGTTGCTTTACCAACTTCTTGTGCGTACTCTGCGTACATTTGACCAGCAGATTTTTGAATACCTGAAGATTTCAAAAGTTCTGTACGACCAGTGATAATGGCGCGAACTAAAAGCATTGTGGTTTCGGTTGAGTTTTTTTGACCAATAACTGCTAAGTCCTGAGCAACACGAGCAACATCTGCTGCTCTTGCTAATTCAAGATTATTTTGAGCGAACTCAATTGCAATCTGTTGCGATGCAGCCATCTCAATACCATTTTTACGAATGGCTTTAGATGCTTCGTTTATTTGTTTGTAACCAATTTTGGTTGAAGCACCAATTGCTTTCATAGCAATATCTAATTCTTCGACTCTGGCTGCTTCTTGGAACGCTGAACGACCAAATTTTGTAATCATGAAACCAACAGTTCCAATGAGTGCGCCTGTTACAGCAAGGCTTTTATCTACAACTGATAAAGATTTATTAAAAGTGTTAAAACTATTACTAATAGTTTGCATCTGAGCAGATGCTCGGTCAATAACACCAACCTCAATATTGGCTGATGTAATTATTTGCTCTGCCAAGTTTATCTGCTCCTAGATGCCTGTTTTTCTTCGTAAACTCTAAGTTTCTCTAACTCAATCCATTCTTGAAGTTCTTCGCTAGAAAGCGCACGGTAGGATTCACTTCCGTTAAGAAGTTCTTCTACCGTGCGACCTAATCTTTGCGCTAATTCAAATACGAATCTTCGCTCTGGTTGAGTTAAGAACCTTTTCCCAAACTCGCACTGGCTTCTTCAGTTAAACCTGAAAGAGTCATTGCTTTAGATGCAATTTTTTCTAAAACTGCACCTGATTTTTCTAAGAGAGCATCCTTGTCTTCGATAGTGAAAACTGGTTCGCCCGATTCAGGGTCGAACACACATGCTATGGCTATTTCTGGATATATAACAGAAATGGATGACTTCCCTGTTACAGGGTCAATCGCATTTTCCATCACTCTGGCGCGTTGTCTGGCAGTCATCGTTCTGATTTCTACCTTAACGCCCCATTCTTTTATTTCCATCAGTTCGCCACTGATGTCTTTCGCTTTCATAATC